AATAAAGGTATTGTGGAATTCTATCTTTCGCTAATAGCAAACGCAAAAGAACAAAAGAGTGAGGTAAAAGAAAATGTTAAATGCAGAAAGATTTAAGAATGAAATATTAGAAAAATCAAATGTTGTTTTTGATTTTTCAATAAGCAAAGATAGGCACACAATTGAGAAATGTCTTGGTGTCTGTGATAATTGTATCTTTTGCAATATAGGAGAGCATTGCTCGAATGTTAAAGTAAAATGGCTCTTATCAAAATACAAAGAGCCTGTTAAGCTGAGCAAAGTAGAATATGAAATCTTAAGATATTTATATAAAAGAGATTATAGATACATCACAAGAGAAAAAAGTGAGCGTGTGATTGCATTTAAAGGACGTCCTCATAAGAGAGACTATGATGTTTGGAATACTATCAGTGGTGAAAAAATAGGGTATCTAGATTTATATGATTTTAGTAATCTGTTTCAATTTACAAATTGGGAAGACTCAGAACCCACATTAATTCAAGGGGTTTTGAATAACTGTGAGGTGGTTGAGAGTGATTTATAAAGAAATATTAGATATGGTATCAGATTCAGCATATAACAAATTCATTCACGGCCTTGATTATGACGGATTGAAAAGTACGATTGTCGAATGTGCAACCAAAATTTACATTGCACAGATGCAACTTGAAAAAGAGAAGCTGCAAGAAGAATATGATGATCTTTATGAAGGCCATGACAAATTGAGTCATGAGTGGGCACTTGTAAAGAAACAATATAGAGAATTATCTTGTAAGTATGATGATTTAATCAAAAAATACAGTGAACTTCTTAAAGATTCTAACAGAAATGACAATGAACTTTTTTAAAGAACTTATTAAACTTAGAAAAGAACGTCTGGACTTGATAAGAGAACTGGAGAAAGAAAAATGCAGAATGTAATCTATTGTGCCTATGATAGGCATTACAAGAAAATAGCAGAAGGAACTGATCAGCAGTTAAGTGCTATGTTCAATGCTGATAAGAATTTTGTAAGAAACAAATATTATGCACTAAAAAGAAAAATGACAGCAGATAAATTTCCTGTTTTTGTCAGAAAAGATACAGAGTTTGATGATTCTGAAAAACTGAGAGAAATCATTTCAAAAGGACACAAGACATATTATTTATATGATGGTATCAGAGGAAATCTTGTGATTGCAGGAACAGGAAGGGAAGTAGCTGAGTGGTTTGGAGTAAGTACTTCTTTTATTACAAATAATCATAAGAATAAGACAAATATCTGCAGACCAAAACATGTACCTAAAAAACATGAAGATATTTTCTTCAGATTATTTGTTAAAGAAGATACATTTGAATCAGTTATGCCAGAAGGAAATGTATATGATTATTTGGAGAATTGTGATAAAAAACAAGCGAATTTCATAGAATTCTCACAATTTCCATATATTCACAAAGAAGATTGGTTCGATATTATCAATCTTAATCAGGTCAATCTTTATAAAGGTGTTACTCAGAAAGGATTATTTGTGATATCTGTAGAGAATCACAACGGAGATCTTGTCAATAAAGTGTTTTTTAAAAGCGAAGATGAACGTGATAAAAAATATAAAGAGCTTAAAGAGTTTAAAGCAAAGAAGAAATACGGAAAACTTCGTTTCGGAAAGTATGAATGCGATATTTCTGATATCGTGACAATATATCATATTGCAGATAATACAATGTTCATTGTATTAAAAGACGGTTCAGAGAAGAAGATAAGAACTAAGAGAACTGATATTTTTGAAATTATTCAGAAGGAGTTTATAAGATGATATTTGTGTTCATTACGTTCATGATCATTCTTTGGATGATTATGATGTCTGGTTAAAAGGAGATTGGATATGATGATTTGGATTATAATAATAGCAGCAGTGCTTATTTGGATCTTGATGACTGCATAATTTTTCGGAGGTGTATGAATGACTACAGAAGAAACTAAACAGTATTTGAAAAACTACAAGAACATGATGCATAGAATAGAATATATTGATAACAAGCTAATCAATGTTAAATCAATACCTTATGATGATTCTTCAGTAGGATCATACGCAGAGCCAAAAACAAATAACGATTACATCATGATGAAGGATAAGTATCTTAAAGAAATGAGCAGTATAAGAGCATCAGTTGAAAGCATAGAAGATATGACTCTAAGAGATGTGTTGTTCTATCGATACATAGAATGCTTAGAGATATATGACATTGCTAATATCATGGATTGTTCTAATACATCTGTATTTGCTTATCTGCGTGATGCGATTAAAGAACTTTCAATTATTCTTGATTAATTCTTATTAAACTGTATTAATCTGTATTAATCAGAAGCGCATAGCATTTCAAAAGGTGCTAGTATGGTATTAGACAGAAATGTATATAAGAGGGCCGGACTTAACAGTTTGGTCCTTTTTCACATTAAGAATCATTAAGGAGGCGTATTAATTGTATGACAGAAAAACAGAGACTGTTTGCAGATGAGTATCTGAAAGATCTAAATGGTACGCGTGCCTATAAAACGATATACACTACTATAAAGAATGATAATGTTGCAGCAGTAAGAGCTAATACACTTCTTAAGCAGAAAGATATTTCTGATTATATAAGCAAAAGACTTGAAGAAATTCATAATGAGAACACAGCTGACATCCAGGAAGTGATGGAGTATCTTACATCTGTTCTTAGAGGGGAATCAGCCTCATCAGTATTGATGATGAGTGGCAATGGTATGCAGAAGGTCACTGAGAAGCCTCCCGATGAAAAAGAAAGGCTCAAAGCTGCAGAACTTCTTGGGAAGAGATTCGGTATGTTCAAGGATAATGTTGATATTACATCTAATGGTAAGACAGTGATTGTGGATGATATAGATGAATAAGATTAGGGTTAGTTTAAAGTCTACTATCGGTCCGGCTTTCTATGAAGTTCATAAGCATGTAAAAAACAATGATTACACGCATTATTGGTTAAAAGGTGGCCGTGGTTCTTTAAAGTCCTCTTTTATAGGTGTTGAGATACCTCTAGGCATTATGAGAGATGCACAGCGAGGTGTAATGAGTAATGCAGTTGTTATGAGGCGAGTAAAAGATACGCTCCGAGATTCAGTGTATGAACAGATTAAGTGGGGCATCTATAAGTTAGGCGCTCAAGATGATTGGTTAATACCTGAGTCTAAATTAAAAATGACTTATATGCCAACAGGTCAGCAGATAATATTCAAGGGTGCCGATGAACCTAAAAAAATGAAGTCAACAAAGGTCCATATAGGTTATGTTAAATATGTATGGTATGAAGAATGCGATGAATTTGAGACTTATGACAAGATAACCAATATCAATCAGTCTCTTTTGCGTGGTGGGCACGAGTATTGTGTCTTTTATTCCTTCAACCCTCCTGAAAGCCAAAGAAATTGGTGCAACAGGCAAGTTCTAGTAAAAAGGGATGATACATATGTCTCTCACACGACTTATTTACAGGCGCCACCTGAGTGGCTTGGGGAGCAGTTTCTAATTGAAGCAGAGCATACTAAGAAAACAAATATCGAAAAATACAATCATGATTACTTAGGTGAAGTAACTGGTACAGGTAGTGAGGTTTTCACAAATCTTGATATTAGAGAAATCACAAAAGAAGAAATTGATGTATTTGATAGATTAAAGTTCGGGCTAGACTTTGGTTATGCTGGTGACCCTTTAGCTTTTATCAAAGCGAATTATGACAAGACGCGCAGACGTCTTTTTATTTTTGATGAAGTATATGGCACTAGATTGTCGAACGCTGATGCCGTCAAACTTATCAAAGAGATTAATCCACTTAACAATCAGGTCACTGCTGACTCAGCTGAACCAAGAACTATAAACGAATTCAAACTGTTAGGATTAAGAATAACAGGCGCCAAGAAAGGCCCTGACAGCGTGAAAAACGGTATTAAGTTCTTACAGGACTTAGAATCAATCATCATAGATCCTGTTAGATGTCCTAATGCTTACAGGGAATTCAATGAATATGAGATTGAAAAAGATAAGGACGGCAACCTTAGAGGTGACTTCCCTGATAAGAATAACCATGCTATCGATGCCACTAGATACGCCATGGAGTACGAAATACTTCAGAAAAAGTGGACTTTGTAAAGGAGATAACTACATGGAATTTAGTATTAATGGAATCAACTGGACAATGGAATACGCTGACAGTGACAAGGACTTTTTAAATGATGGCGATAACACTATATTAGGCCTTACAAAGTTTCTAGAACAAACAATCTGTATTCGAAAAGGAATGTCTAAGGAGTTAACAAGAAGAACAGTGATACATGAATTATGTCACTGTTTTTTATTTTCTCTAGGCTTCTCAATGGATTGCTATACAGAAGAAACCATGTGCGATTTATTTGGAAATTATGCTGATCATATTGTTGGCTTAGCTGATGACTTTGAAAAAGAGGTGATTGAATGCTGACAGAAGAAGAAATCTTGAAGTTTATCAATGATGATAAGACATCAAAAAAGAAGCGACTCGCAAGAGTCGGAGAACGCTATTATGAGTCTGAACACGATATCTTAGATTATAGAATGTTCTACTATAATCAGGATGGTGTTTTAGTCGAAGATACAACTAGAGCCAATGTTAAGAAGTGTCACGGCTTCTTTGGTGAATTGGTGGACCAGGAAGTACAGTATATCTTGAGCGGAAAAGACCGCATAGTTCACTCAGATGACACTAAACTGCAGAAAGAATTAAATAAGTATTTCAATAGAAAATTCAAAAACGCTCTTAGTGAAGTGATTACTGGAGCTATCACGAAAGGCTTTGAATATATGTATGCCTACGTAAACAAGAAAGGCAGATTAACATTCGAGCGTGCTGACTCTCTAGGAGTTATCGAAGTCAGAGAAAGAGAGACCGATGATGGATGCGCTTATGTCATTTATTGGTACATCGATAAACTGACTAAAGACAACAAAGCAATTAAACGTATTCAGGTATGGGATGAAAATCAGACATATTACTATGTTCAGGAAGAAAACGGAAGACTTCTTTTAGATGATTCAGAACGAATTAATCCAAGACCTCACGTTATCTATACAAAAGATGGTGATGATACTATCTACTATGAAAACTTTGGCTATATTCCGTTTTTTAGATTAGATAACAATAAGAAACAGCATTCAGGAGTCAAGGCTATTAAGTCATTGATTGATGATTATGACATGATGGCTTGTGGCCTGTCTAACAACTTAGCCGACTTTGACAATCCAATTTATATAGTGAAGGGCTTTGAAGGGAATGACTTTGAAGAGTTGCAGACTAATCTGAAAACAAAGAAGATGATGGGAGTTCCAGAAGGTGGAGGGCTTGAAGTTCATACTGTTGAAGTACCTTATCAAGCGAGAGTTGTGAACATGGATAAGGATGAAGAAAATATCTATCGTTTTGGCATGGGCTTTAATTCTGCACAGGTAGGTGATGGCAATGTTACAAATGTTGTAATCAAATCAAGGTACGCTCTTCTAGATCTTAAGTGCAATAAGCTGCAGGCAAGGCTTGAAGAATTCTTGGATAATATCCTTGAAGTTGTTTTGAAAGAAATCAATAAGAACAATAGGACTGATTATGATATCGATGATGTCTATTATAGTTTTGAAAAAGAAATTATCACAAATGAATCAGACAATGCACAGATTGAATTATTAAAGGCTCAGAAGAGACAGACTGAAATTAATACTATTCTCTCACTTGCTGAAGAAATCGATAATGAGACTATTGTCAAATTGATTTGTGAACAGATGGACATCGATTACGAAGAAATCAAAGATAAACTCCCAAAGCCGAAAGAAGCGTACGAGCAAGTAGATGATGTGACCGATACGTTAAACAATACGGTGCCAGATGAATAAGCGACAGCTAGAAGTTGAAAAAGCCAAACTGCGAGAAGAGAAGAAACTTCTGAAGGAATTAAAAAAGATATATGAAGATGCAGCTAAAGAAGTAGAACAGAAAATAAGGATTTCAAACGGCAAGATTGACTTACTTCTTTCTGTCTATGATGAATTAGATGAAAAGCAGAAATCATTGCTTCAATCTCAGATATATCAGAAGAAGTTTCAAGAAAATCTCAAAAGGCAGTTAGATGAACTGATTGGGAATTTAAGTGTTGATTCTTATGACAGTATTACAAGATATCTAACAGATTCCTATTACACAGGATATATCGGAACAATGTACGATATTCAAGGCCAAGGCATACCGCTAATTACTCCTATCAATGAGAAGCAAGTCACTAGGGCTATGACGTTAAATACTAAATTGAGTGTACCACTGTATACTAGAATGGGTATTGATGTTGGGGTTCTCAAAAAACAGATTGCAAAGCATATCTCAAGAGGCATAGCCACATCTTCATCATATGCACATATTGCTAGAAACATAGATGGAGCGTCTAATATTGGTTTTAATAAAGCAATGAGGATTGCAAGAACTGAAGGGCATAGAATCCAAGTTCTTGGTGCAAATGACGCACAGCATGCAGCAAAAGCCAAAGGTTGTGAAGTAGTCAAGCAGTGGGATGCTACACTAGATGGAAGAACTAGACCAATGCACAGGCTTCTTGATGGGAAACTTGCAGAAATAGACGAGCCTTTTGTGGTTGATGATATGGAAGTCATGTATCCTGGAGGCTTTGGGATTGCTTCACAGGATGTGAACTGCAGATGTGCGTTACTTCAACGTGCTAGGTGGGCTTTAGATGCTGATGAACTGAAGATATTGAAAGAGAGAGCGGCTTATTATGATTTAGATAAAAGCGATGATTTTCGAGACTTTAGAGAAAAATACTTGATGACATCGAACAGATTGAAAAGCTCAAATGATGATGGTAATATAAACATAGAAATAGATGGGTTCGCGCCTTGCCTTATTGAATGCAAAACAGACAGAGTGGTCAATACTACCGTGAAAGAAATGAAACGAAGCGAATTAAAAGGATATAATAAGACAAGCGGATGGTATATTAATTGGTCTAAGGTTCCACGTGATCAGACCATAAAAGCTATATTTGCAGAAGGCAACGAGGAAATACAAGGCCTTATAGCATATAAACCTGTGCACGAAAATTCAACCATAAAGATTCATTGGGTAGTCGCTAATCCTAAAAGTAATGGCAATTTAACGAAAGATAAAGAGTACAAAGGAATTGGTGCACATTTATTCGCTATTGCGGCAAAGGCCTCGTTTGATGAGGGTTATGATGGTTATGTTGAAAGCAAAGCTGCAAATAGGCAATTATTAAATTATTATATCAGTGAATTAGGTGCAAAATATTTAGGCGGTTATGATTTTTATTTAGATACCGCAGTAGCAAAAGATTTATTAGCGAAATGCAATTGGAGGGATGAATGATGAAAAGTAAATTTGAACCAATACCAGATCCGACATTTGAGCAGGGCTTTGAAGGCTTATATGTTGGGGATTTAGAAGATGGTGAAAAGTGTAGTACAAAACCGGTACCGTATGATTTGCGTGGTCTGACAAAATATTTACAAGAACACCATCTGGATCAGCCAACAGAAGAAATACTATTAATGTTTAGAAAGTAGAAGTTATTTAAACGGTTCTGAAGAACCGTTTTTATTTTACCCTGAAAGGAGGTATTTAATGTCTGAAGGACTGCGACCGCACAGACACTGTTATTTTGAAGTAGAATCAAGAAGATACTTCGATAAAAACAGAGGCTGTGCAATCAGAAAAACGCATTATGAGTGCATGATATGCGGTCATGAGTTCTATGAAACAGTAGAACTTTCTCATGATCCACCGCAATACAAGAATAAAAACAATGTATTAAACAAAAATAGAAACAGAGGCTAGACGTAGGCTCTTTTTATTTTGCCCTGAACATGGCATTTAAAAGGTTTAAAAATTCATCCAGTATGATGTTAAAACTGCGACCGCACTAGAAGACACTAGATTTAAAAACGAAGCGGAGAGAGGTATTACATGGATTTTCTTAAGGATATTCTAGGCACTGAACTATTTGAACAGGTAGCCAATGCAGTAAATGCATATAACGGCAATGAAGCGAATAAGGATAAACAGATTAAGATTGCAAATCTAGCAAGTGGTAAATACGTTGATAAAGGCAAATATACGGCTCTTGAGGAATTATTAAATAAGAAAGATACCGATTTAACGGACGCTCAGAAACTTATTGAAGGTCTAAAAGAATCGGCCGGAAAAGGCGAAGATATGGCTGCTAAGATTGCAGAATTTGAGACAACTATCAGAAATCAGCAGGAAGAACTAAAAAAAGCAAAGACAGAGTCAGCATTAAAGATTGAACTTCTTTCAGCTGGTGCTAAGGCTGACGACATTGATTATTTACTTTTTAAATTAGGTAATGACAGTGATTTTAAGGCTGAACTTGACGAAAACGGCAAGTTAAAAGGCATTGATGAAAAAATGAAGAATTTAAAGACTATTTATCCTAATCAGTTCGAAGCCGAAACATCTAAGAAAATTGATGAAAATAACTTACCAGGTGGCAAAGCCGACGATACTCCTGAACCAACCACTTTGACAGGAGCAATCAGAAACAGATATGAAAATAAAGAATAAAGAGAGGATTAATATATGCCAATTTTATTAAAAGACATGAAAGTTGGAATGCATGACAAAGTCGCTGAACAGGTAGTTGACTCATTTATCAGACATTCCGAAGTATTAGAATTATTACCATTCGATAATGCAGTATCACCAAGTGGAGGCTCTACATTAACATATGGATATGTACAGACTAAATTGCCTTCTAACACTGCATTCCGTGCTTTAAATACTGAATATGCTTCTAGCGAAGCAAAATTAGAACAGAAAGCCGTTAACTTAAAGGTATTCGGTGGTGCTTTCGAAATTGACCGTGTTATTAAGGATGCAGAAGGCATGTACGATAACATGGCATACCAGATTGATGAAAAGGTCATCTCAGCAATTGGAACATTCCACAATGCTATGATCAATGGAGATTCAGCGACTAACTCTGAAACCTTTGACGGTTTAGACAAGTTCTTAGTTGGTCAGACAACAGAATTTAACACAGGTGCTTACTATGACTTATCAACAATGGCTAAGCTAGAAGAAAATGCCAGTGTATTCTATGAAGCATTAATCAAATTAATCAATAAAACAGGGGCAGACGCTTTATTTGTGAATGAAGATATGAAGTCTAAAATTCAGACTGTCGCTAGAGTCTTAGGATATAAGACAGAAAGTGAAGAAGCTTTCGGCCGTGTTGTTACTACTATTGGAGAAAATAAAGTAAGATTAATTGATTTAGGCGACGTTGTAACTGCTTCAGGAGAAACAGCTGTTGAAACTCCTATCATCGGATTAAAGACTAGAAAGGTTGGTTCTGAAGCAAGTGTGACAGGATTAACAGATATCTATGCTGTTAAGTTCGATGTAAAGAAAGGATTCCACGGTGTTACTTTAACAGGTTCTAGCGGAGTGAACACTTATTTACCTGATTTCAGCACTCCAGGAGCAGTCAAGAAGGGTGAAGTTGAAATGGTTGCTTGTGTTGCCTTAAAGAATACAAAAGGCGCTGGAGTGTTAAGAAACATTAAAATCTTATAGGAGGCATGACTATGGATAAAAAGAAACATTTCAAAGTAAAGACACCTGTCAAGGATTACTGTGGCATCGGTGCTGCAGGCATTCAATTTGCTTATGGTGAGGCTGATGTATATGACGAGTGGGTGGCGCAGTGGTTTGAAGAACATGGATACACTGTAGAAGAAGTGAAAGAAGAAACTGAAGAAGTTTCAGAAGCACCAAAAACAGAAGCCAAGCCAAAAGGCAATGCTAAAAAATAAGAAAAGAGGTGATTTTCTATGATCATGACAATTGAAGAGTTCAGGCTTTTGAACGATACAGATGACTCTGATGGAATCATCAAGATGAAATTAGAAGCCTTAGAGTTGATGATTAGAAAATACACTAATAATAATTTCCAACAGCGCTTTTTTAGAACGACCGCCCATATTAGAGACGGTCGTTTTCTTCTTAATGGTCCTCAATATTTTAAAGTCGGTGACACTGTACAGGTATCTAATTCGTCTTTCAATAATGCTTTATATACTGTTACAGAAGCAAATGAGCGTGACTTTGCAGTTGATAAGCCAGTCAACAATGAGAATTACGTCTTATGTACCAAAGTTGAATATCCTGCCGACATTAAAATGGGTGTTATCAACCTCATGAAATGGGATAAAGAGAATAGAAGCAAGGTCGGAGTACAGTCAGAGACGATTTCTAGACACTCTGTGACCTATTTCAATATGGATGGGGATAATTCCTCTCTTGGCTATCCAAAGTCTCTCACAGGCTTTCTAAAGCCTTATATGAAAGCGAGATTCTAAGTATGATAGGTGGAAACATTACAGCAGTTCTTCAAAAGTGCATTTATTCATTCAATGAAATTGGTGAGCCCATTGAAGATTATGCGGAATCAATCTCTTTGTTTGGCTTCTTAGACTTATCAAGCGGTGATAGTCATTACACTAACTTTAATGCAAAGGTACAGGAATCAACCCATATCTTTTTATGTGATTATAAGGACTTAAAAGGCTATAAGGCTGATAACTCAAGACTGATTGTAAATGGTGAAGTATATGATGTAACTCTCATTGATGATCCAATGGGATTACATCAACACTTAGAAATCTATCTACAGTACAAAGGAGCACAAGATGAGCGTACAGTTTGAAGATAACTCAATGTTTATAATCGATGAAATTGAGAATGCAGCTTTGAAGTTTCTTGAAGAAGCGAGCGGAGAACTTGAGTCACAAGTCAAAAGAAACACCAGAGTGGACACTGGTCAGTTAAAAAACTCGTGGGAGCACGTGGTAGATGCTGACAATATGATTGGTATTGTTGGTTCCGCAGAAGAAAACGCTATATGGGAAGAGTTCGGAACAGGTGAGTATGCTCTTAAAGGAAATGGTCGTAAAACAAAATGGAAGTATAAGCATCCTAAATACGGATGGGTTACCACTACAGGAAAAGCACCATCTAGAGCACTCGAGAAAGCCAATAACTCCTCTAAGAAGAAGATTCAAGCAAGAGCCGAGGAAATCTTTGGAGATATTGGAAAATGACAACAGAGGGCTTGAATTTTATCTCTAGCATTTTAAAACCACTTATTAACTATCACTTTCTCTATTACAAGACTGATAAGGTTGAATATCCTTATTGGGTTGGCGAGTACTTAGAAATTGAATACAGTGCCGAGACCAATTATCAGGAAACCACCTTTATTCTTACAGGTGTAACAAGAGGCAGTTATTTAGAACTAGAAAAGCAAAAGGAAATTATTAAAAAGGCTCTCAAGGATAAGAGAGCCATCTTACCGAGCGGAACAGGCATAGCAGTACATTATGACTATTCAATGCCGATTCGTGTAGACGATATAGAATTGCAGAAAATACAGATTAATTTAACAATCCAAGAATGGGAGGTATAAATACATGGCAGATGAAATCATTCCTTCAAGTGGTATTACAGCAAAAACACCTGAAAATATTATGCTAGGTGCTGGAACTATTCACAAAGGCTTGAAATACGAAGGCAATAAATGGAACTTTGTAGAATCATTATTTTGCGCCACTTCAGGTGGTGGATCAGTAACAATTACTCCGGAATTATTAGACTTAGATATTGATGGAGCGACTGTAAAATTTGTTGGTGGTACCCTAAAAGTTGGAGAAACTGCGAAAATGAAGTTTAAAATGGCAGAAATTACTCCTGACTTTATTAAGAAATCTATTTTTGCTAAAGAAGCAGCAGACGCTGGAAAGACAGGATATACAGAATTAGTATCTAAACCGCAGATTGAAACAGGCGATTATTATGAAAATCTAGCATATGTCGGAAAGAAGATTGATGGAACTCCAATCATTGTTATTTTTGATAAAGCTTTATGCACATCAGGACTTTCTATTGAAGGCGAAAATAAAAAGATGGTAGTACCTGAAGCAGAATTTGAATGTTATGCGGAATTAGAGCAATCTGATAAGAATGTACTACCTTATCACATTTATTACCCTAATGCGGTAGCTGCATAACCATTATTAAGAATTGAAAGGAGTTATTTATGGAATATAAATTAAGAAAACTAAAAGCAACAGATGCATTTTTAATCATTAAACTAATCAATAAGTTTGGCATTATGGAATTCAAAAAATGCTTTAATGCAAACGAGATTGCTAAACTAGCAGAGAATAAGGAAGGACTATCAAAAGAGGAACTAACTGAAAAAGTTGGTTTCAATATCATTCTTTCTTGTGTCTCTGTCATTTTTGAAAACATTGGCAAGTGTGAAAATGAGGTTTTTGAATTCTTATCAGCTGTAAGTAATCTAAATAGAAAGCAGGTTGAATGCTTATCACTTGCAGAACTTGCAAAGATGATCATTGAAATCTTTCAAAAAGACGAATTCAAAGATTTTTACAAGGTTGTTTCTGGATTGCTGAAATAGGAGAAGTCGGCTTCATGGATTTGGTTTATAAGAGGTATTCCAACCCCATGGAACTGATTGATAACATGATCTCTTTTTCTAATTTTTCAGAGTTCATTTCTGAACTTGCTGACAATGTGTCAGACGAGAAGTTATACGACATTTGGAAATCAAAAGTTTATGACAAGTCATTTGCTGACTTTAAAAATGAAATGATGGCTAAATGGAAGAAAAACACAGGAATTGAAACATCTGAAACAATGACAGATGAAGAGATGGAAACAACTATAAATGACTCCTATGAAATTCTTAACAATTTTAATCCTAATCTTTAAGAAAAAGAGAGGGGGAAATAAATGTTAGAATTATTTAAACTCTTTGGCATCATCGGATTGAAAGGCGTTGATAAGACAAAGAAAGATTTAAAAGACACTACTAATACAGCAAAAGATGAATCCAGCAAACTAGAAAAGCACGTTAGCAAAATAGGGGAGATTGCTCCTAAAGTTGGAAAGCTAGCGGTCAAGGGAGTTGCTGCAGCAGGTGCTGCAATAGGTACTATTACTAAGTTCGCTGTATCTTCTTATTCGGAGTATGAGCAGTTAGCTGGTGGTGTCGAAACCTTATTTGGTGCTCAGGGCATGAGCCTAAAGAAGTACGCTAAATCAATCGGCGAGACTGTCGGACAAGCGAAAGGAAAATATGATCAGTTAATACAGGCGCAGACAGAAGTCATGAATAATGCGAAAATTGCATATAAGACAGCTGGAATGAGTGCGAATGATTATATGAACACCATTACTTCTTTTGCTGCAGCATTAAAGCAATCAACAGCCAATGAGACAGAAGCGGCTAAGGTTGCTAATATGGCTGTTATTGATATGGCTGATAATGCGAATAAGATGGGTACCAACATGGAAGATATCCAAAACGCTTATCAGGGGTTCTCTAAGCAGAACTACACAATGTTGGATTAACAAAATAGTTCAACTAAAACCTCGTGAAAACGGTGGAACTCTCTCTGAGACAATACCGTGCCAAGTCTTAATGAAAATTAGGAAAGGTGTAACGACTATCAAAAGCGCATAACATTGTTATGAAAGCGAGTAGAGTACAATCAAGTGATTGGAAGTGCGAGGGAACGATTATATCGTTCAAGAGATAGTCTACTCTTTATAGTGATATAAAGCAGTTCATAAAAGAACGGCATAAGACTAACGACCTTATGTGAATATAAAGGAACTTAAAATTAGGGTACGGCGGTACTAAGTCAGAAATGGAGCGACTTTTACAGGATGCTGAAAAACTGACAGGTATACATTATGATATTAATAATTTAAGTGATGTATACAAAGCAATTAACGCTATTCAAGGCAAACTCGGAATAACTGGTACTACTGGCGAAGAAGCGATGAAAACCATCGACGGTGCTATGAAGATGACAAAAGCGTCATGGGATAACCTTTTAACAGGTTTAGCAGACCCTAAACAGGCAGTCGGACCGCTTATCAGTGAGTTCACTACCAGCTTAGGAACTCTCGCTAAAAACGTGACTCCAAAAATCAAGGAAGTATTTAATGCACTACCTAATGCACTAATACAGATAACTCCACAGTTGATGAATACGATTATTGATTTAGCACCATCATTAATCCTTGCAGCTATCAATTTAGTGGCTGGGCTAATCGGTGCGCTCCCAGGAATATTGGAACCGATTTTTTCAGAATTAACAGATTTATTCAATAAGATTCCTCAATTCTTGAAAGGAAATGCGAATATAGTAGATGGTTTCCTAAAATCTATTGACAGCGGGAAGCCTTCAATAGCTGCAAAAGGAATAGAGATGATAACGGCGCTTATTAACGCTATTATAAATAGTCTTCCTATTATTATTCAGATAGGTGCGAAAATAATCGACAGTTTAGGAAGTTCTATATCTTCAAATATGCCTTCATTCTTGTCGAGATTTCTTGATATTCTAATTCAGCTATCACAGGCGATATTAACTAATCTTCCTATCTTAGTAGGTGTCGGAATGAAATTAATCTTTTCTTTAGTTCAAGGGTTAATGAGTTCACTTCCTGCTTTAATATCTAAAGTGCCTACTATCATAGCGAACCTAGCAGATGCATTTTCTAACAGTGCTCAAACTATTTTTGTGTGGGGAATTAAGATTATTGCGGAAATCATTAAAGGATTAGTAATGGCAATTCCTTCATTAATCGCGAATATCCCTAAAATTATCTATGCCATTTTTGCAGTATGGAATGCAATAAATTGGTGGAACTTAGGAAAAGGGCTTATCAGCGGAATTGCTAAAGGTATAAGCGGCATGGGTGGTTCTCTTGTCAATACGGCGAAGAACTTATTTAACAGTCTAAAAAACAACGTTTCAAACATCTTTAATAACATAAAGAAAGTTATTGAAAGCCCTATTTTCGGTGCTAAGACTAAAGTTTTAGCGATTATAGGAGAGTTGCAGAATGGTGTTAGAGTAGGATTTAACTTCATTAAGTCGCATGCCTCAAGTGTTTGGAACGGTATAAAGAACGCTATCATGTCTCCAATGAGTGCTGCTGCTAATTTTGTGAAAGCCATCATAAGCAAAATTAAAGGATTCTTTAATTTTAAAATCTCATGGCCTCACATCCCTTTGCCTCACTTTAATATCAAACCTAACGGCTGGAACGTTGGGGATTTATTAAAGGGGAAAATCCCATCACTAGGCATTAAATGGTACGCTCAGGCAATGGATAACCCAATGATCTTGGATGCTCCGACTATTTTCGGAATGTCAAACGGTCAGATGCTCGGTGCTGGAGAAGCAGGCGCTGAAGTTGTGGCTGGAAGAGATACATTAATGAAGATGATTAATCAGGCATCTAACAATAGGGCTGATGAAATCCTAGACGCATTGCATAGAATCATCGCTTTATTATCTGACGAAGATAGAATGCACGATATTATCGTAAAAGCTTTAAATGACGGCTCTTTCGTTGTTATGTTAGATGGCAGAGAAGTAGGAAGGATAGTGAGAAAATATGCTGGATCAAATTAAACATACAAATTCAAACAATGAAACACTAAACTTTACTTCTCTTGGTATCTTTGCAAATTATAATGATTTACGTGATTTTGAGTGGAGCGTTAAAACGAATAACAATAGGATTACAGGATTTTATAAAGGGGTTGTCACTAAGACAATTCCCTTTGTTTTTCTTGTTGATCAGCAGAAAGCCAATGAGATTAAAAACCAATTTTATGAACATTTTGAAATAGACATACTTAAAAAAGAAAAAGGATATTTTGAAATCAATGGTTATAAATATTATTGCTATGCAATCAAGTCCACTAAAAGCAAATATCTAATTGATAAGAGACTCTTATATTTAAGTGTTGAAATCACAACAGACGACTCTTATTGGATAAGAGAGACAACATATACAGCTGACTTCACTTCCAGCAGTTCGAGAACTGTTACAAAATATCCTTTTGCATATCCTTTTACTTATTCGGTACCGAAGACGGTCAACATTGTAAATGATTCATTTACTGATACAGATATGATCATGCGCATTTATGGAAGATGTACGAACCCTATAATCAATATCAGTGACAATACTTATCAGTTATATGTGACCTTGAATGCTGAAGAATATGTAGAGATTGACACGTTCAAGAAGACTATCACAAAATATTCTTCTAATGGAGTGCAGTCTAATATATTCAACAGTCGTAACAAGTCATATGATGCTTTTAAGAAGATACCTCAAGGCTCATTTGACATAACTACAGTTGGAGTTGAAAAAGTTGACATAGTCTTGATTGAAAGAAGAGGTGAGCCTAGGTGGGATTAGAATATATCTATACAGATGCTAACTATAACGAATTAGGATACCTCACTCATTTCGATGCTGACATTGAGATAGGAAAGTATGATGTAAGTAAGAACGATTTTGAATTGACATTATCCTTGGAAGATAGAGACCCTTTGTTTACTGTGGGGTCTCTTTTCTATAAGGAGAACACTGAAATTGGTGGAGTAATCCAGCGATTAAAGATTAATACATCAGACAATACCATCACGATGATAGGCCCTACATTTAGAGGATTATTAGAAAAGGAATTCGTACAGCCACCGAATGGAAGTGCATATTTAAGTTTGAACGCTGAAGCTAATACATGCATCAATACTCTCATTGGTGACAGGTTCGACAGTCTATTTACTGTCGATAATGTGGGCGCTAGCAATATCAACGTTAAATATGATGTAAGAGATATAAATCTTTTACAAGCCTTAGAGAAAGCGTTAGGCGCTAGTAATGCGAGATTGTGCATTAGGCATCGTGTTGATGGGGAAATCCATCTATATGCCGAAAAAATCAACGATTTAAGCAACACGCTACAGTATGACAATGACTATCAGATAGATATGACAGTAAAGACTGAATCAAAGCCATACAATCACATTCTATGTCTTGGTAAAGGTGAATTATTGGATAGATTAAGAATCAACCTGTATCTACAGTCTGATGGATCATGGTCCGAATTCAATCAGACATATACTGGATTAGACAGAAAAACCTATAAACATGAAGATGTAAATGTTGAAAAACGTGATGAATTGATAAAAAATGCAACCGAAAAAGTGGCAGAAGCAAATGAAAGCAATACTTTAGAAATCTCTTTTGATGCAGATGATGCGGAACTTTTTGATATTGTTGGAGCAAAAGAGAATGTAACAGGTATTTCATTTAAAGAGCCTATAACTCAAAAAATAATCAAGATTAGTGATGGTGATATTTCTATTTCTTACAAGGTAGGTGATGCGAAGTGATAAAGAACATTAATATTACAGATGCTGAAGTCAGTGCAGAACTACATGGCTATATGTATCTAGCGTTATATGACTTTCAGGGCATTTTACACGCAGGAAGCAGAATGACGGCTGAAATTGTTTCCAACAATGAAATCAAGATTAATGACGGCATCCTGTGCAACTATGGCCGTTTTATGAGAATCGTTGGGAGCGAAACGGTACGCATTGAAAATGGTACAAGTGGAGTGAAGAGAACTGACTTGATTGTAGCAAGATTTACAACCACAGGCACAAAAGAGACTCATACTCTTACAGTTATTAAAGGGTCAGCAGGTGGAGCAGAACCATCATACAATCAGACCGACATATACAGCGGTACAGGCACAAGAGACTTAGTATTATATGCAGTGCATCTAGATGGCTTAAATATCACATCTGTTGAGCGTAAATGCAGTGAGTACATGAATATGAGAGAGCTTATTAATAAGGTAAATACACAAGAAAGCGGAACAAAATTCTATGGGCATGATGTTCTCGATGTCAAGAATGGTATTACGTTAGAGGCTAAATGGAATGACACTATTGTGGAATTCTACTGGTATGGAAATCTATCAAATGACTGGCACATGACGGCTACTGTTGATGGAGAAAAATTTGGAAATGATTCTACAATGAAGAATGTTCTTAACACACATACAGCTTTCATGTTTGATATTTCTGTTAGTCCAGATTATCCAATCTGGTTTAAGTATTCCAGAGCAAAGAACGGTTTCTGTGTATTCACAATGAAAACTTGCACCGTTCCTAAAGGAACATGGCTCTCAGGTAGCCACATGATGCTCAGGTAGGAGGTGATGCATATGATTAGAGGTACATCACCAACAATAACATGTGAGTTTCCTTTTGATGTGTCTACACTTTCTTACGCTTATTTCACGATTGCTCAAAATGAGCGAATTATGCTCAATAAAAAAATTGAATGTGAAGGGCTTGAAGGAAGACAGATAAAAATACACCTTACACAGGAAGAAACTCTTAAGTTAAAAGAGAATCTACAGGCAGAAGCACAAGTGAGAGGAATTACAAGAGATGGTGAAGCTATCGCATCAGATATCATTAAAATATATGTTGATAAGATCTTAAAAGATGGAGTGATCTGATGTGCAATTTAGGTCTAATGATATTCGATTCAGGTTAAAATTTCATACTAATGACGCATCTTTTAAATTTAAAGTTCATGATATGGAAAACGGCTTTAAATTCCATTATGATGATTTTTTTGAAGTTGACAAAAGTTATGATGCTTATTTAGGAGAGTATGAGGTTGTTCCAGCAATCAAACAACAACAACTAGATACTAAAGATAAGTTAATGAAAAAAGATGTGGTTATTAGCGCAATCCCCTTCTTCGAGACTAGCAACGATGAAGGCGGAAATACAGTATACATAGGAAAGGAATTATAACATGGCAGAAACTAAACATATAAATAAGGTCGTCTATGGTGGCAAGACATTAATCGACTTGACAGGTGACACTG